TAGCCATGCACAAAGATATATATAAAATAAGTATATAAACAAAGAAAACTCTATAATTTTTTACGATTATAGAGTTTTTGTGGGAAAGGTGAGTATCGAACTCACATAGCTGGAGCTTCAATCCAGTGCATGAACCTTCATTGCTACTGTCCCATTTTTGCACAAGTGGAGAGATTCGAACTCTCACGGTAAGGTTTTGGAGACCCACTGACACAACCTACGCTCACAAGCATTTTGAATGTCCGACAGGAATTGAACCTGCTTTTTCTGGGTTGCAACCAGACACATAACCATTCTGACACAGACACATATTGTATGACTTATCATACAGTTGAGGGACGTGAGAATTTTGAAATCTCGACCTTGAGGTTAACAGCCCCATGCTCTGCCTCTGAGCTAACATCCCGTTATTGAAGAAAGAGTGGTAATCGAAACCAATGGCTATTAACCACGTATGACTTAGCAGGTCATCCCTATCACCTGATAGGTTCACTTTCTATTTGAGGAAGATAGAGTAATCGAAACCCCAGGGTTTAAAACCTGACCAAGGGTTCAAGCCTTGTTTGCCACCTTAGCGTTACCTTCCATTGTGCCAGTAGAGAGTATCGAACTCCCGAGCAAGAGATTTACAGTCTCGGCTTCCACCCGTTCACTGGCAGACACAAAAAAATCCTGAGCTTTTGACTCAGGATTAGTATAATATATGTAATTAACTTAATTTTTACGCATAGTTATAGTTTATCCTGAGATCATTAGACCACGAATTATTACAACTATAAAAATAAGTTACTGTTTTCATGCTTCAAAGATAATACAAATAAATGTAACTACCAAACTTAGTTGCCTCTAAGGGACTTGAACCCTTTCTCTCTTCATTATGAGTGAAGTGCTTCCCCAGTTAAGCTAAGAGGCGATATAGAAGGGGATAAGGGAATCGAACCCCTACTCGACAGGATAGAAGCCTGTAGTTTTTCCATTTAAACTAATCCCCCATAGTACCAAATGATAGAATCGAACTATCGACTTCCTCCGTGTAAAAGAGGCACTCTGGACCACTGAGTTAATCTGGCATAAAAGACCCACCCTGGGACGCTGTTCTAATGGGTAGCGTGGTGGGTACTTTTGATGTGAATTTCAGGCTCGAACTGAAGACTCTGCGTTACAAGGGCAGGGTTTTACCAACTAAACTAATCCACAATTTGTCGAAATAGAGAGAATCGAACTCTCAGCAACTGGGAGACAACCAGTCATGTTACCATTACACCATACTTCGTGGTGGATGTTTTTTAAGGAGCAAAAACAACCAAAAACCCTAGTAGCGAGGGTGGAAATCGAATCCACCTATTTACTGCTTATGAGACAGTCGAGTGCACCAGCTCTACTTCCTCGCTATATTGTGCAGGTTGAGGGTATCGAACCCTCTCTATTCCAACTTGGAAGGCTGGCGCACCACCACTTATGCGTAACCTGCAATAATCTTAAACAGCTCTATTTCGTCTGTTTGATTTCCATACTACACCTTTAGAGTTAGAAATCTTCCTCTTAGATGTTAGCTTATTGTAATTTTCTTTTAATTGTTCTTTGTTACTGTTCATTTTACTTAGTTTTAGTTGGAATAGCAGGATTTGAACCTACAGCCTTCGTCGTATCAGGACGCTGCTCCACCAATTGAGCTATACTCCAATATGTTTTGTACCCCCGGTGAGTACTGATCTCACGATCTACCGATTAAAAGTCGGTTGCTTTACCATTAAGCTACGAGGGCTTGATACCCTCATTGCTGGGGTAGTTAATGTTTAAGCTGTTTATATCCTGTAATCATAATTATATTGTTGTGGAAGCAATGAGTATCGAACTCATCTCAAGAAAGGTGCAAACCTTCTTCGCCTTGCCTTGGTACATGTACTCCCATATTAAACTAAAAAATCCCCTCTGGTAGGAGGAGATTTTCTATTATTAACTTTTAAACTTCACATTCAAAATAACAGAACACCTCCTAACAGCATATCAATGCCACTGGCTTTTCTCGTTCCTACTATTTTGAATGTATTCATTTCTGAAATGTATTTACTTTTAAATTCTGTGTAAAGATACACATTTTTTTTAAACTACCAAATAGAACACCTAGAAAGAGTCGAACTTTCGTCTTACCATCCGTAGTGGTATGTTTTTCCAATTAAACTATAAGTGTGTGTGTCCCCTATGGGATTCGAACCCATACTGTACAGGGCTTAAACCTGATGCCTCTACCAATTGGGCTAAGGGGATATTAGTGGCTGAGGTGGGACTTGAACCCACAAAACTAACAGATCCTAAATCTGCTTACTATACCATTCGTTATTAAGTCACTCAGCCTGGTCAACCTAGAGGGATTTGAACCCTCACCTCCGGAACCACAATCCAGCGTGCTACCATTAACACCATAGGAGGGATCTTCATTGTTAGGGTAGAGGGTCTCGAACCCACACTCGCCTGCGCCAAAAACAGGAATGTTACCAATTACACCATACCCCAATAATTTTAATTCTATGATACCACTCGCAATAGGTTCTATGAATTAATAACAGTCTCCCAAATATCTTTACTGTATATAGTACTGTATGAGAGAATTGAACTCTCCTTTCTTGGTTGAAAACCAAGCGTCCTAGCCACTAGACGAATACAGCAGGTGTAGTTTTTTTTCTATGTTATCAGAGACTACAAACTCTTGCTTCTTAATTGTCTAACGTGTAGGGATCGAACCTACTACCCAGCATTTCCAAAACGCTGTTGCTACCTTAGTCTCTACGCTAGATATTAAACACAAAAAACCCCTAGATTTCTCTAAGGGTTTTGAATGCTTTTGTATTATGAATTATATTCAACTATACAGCCAGTCACTTCCCCTAGAGCATTGACGCTCCTGCGGTAAAAGATGTTCTTGTTGTAGTGTTATGTTTTTCATAGGTACAAATATAAGTATAATTTATTTAGTGTGCAACCACTATTTCTCTTTCCGGAATAGAATAATAGGTTAATTAAATATATTACCTAATACTCTCTTTATCTTACTTAATGTAGATGTCTTTTTCACTACTCTTTTTGTAGCTGATTGACCTCCATTAGCACTTAATTTCTTTCGCTCTTTATATGTGGAGGTGGAGGTTAGCTTATTATTAAGCTCCTTCTCTTTCTTTATCATTATGTTTGAAACTCTACTCATTTTATCTTTCTTGTATTCTAATGAAACTTAATAACTCTGCTGTTACATTTGAAGAATCCGAGTTGTTTGCTACTCTCCAATACATGATATCATTTGCATCCAAAGTAACCCCTGTGAACACTATAAAGAAAGCCACATCTCTACCTCCTTGGAAGTTGTTAACCGGTCTTCTTTGTACTGTATAATCTAGCTCTATTTCAGAAGCTATAGAATTATCGTACTTGAATACCTTTATAGATAGTTCGTCATTTGAACCTCCATCCATATTGATATTAAGAGAAACCTCAAAGTCTCTAGGAGTATTTCCTAAATGCTTTAGTCCTCCATTAGCAACCATTTCAAAATGCTGTAAGTCGGTTGAAAGCCAAGTTCCATTTATAGGATAAAATGTATTTTGAACCCCTATATTAGTCTCTGTCTCTACTATAATTGAAGCTGTACCTCCTACATAAGTATTTGCAAGTCCATTATTACCCTTCCACTCACTACATAAATCACTAGCTGAAACGTTTGGAGTTAAGTTTGCATCTTCGGGAATATATGCTCCATCTCTTGTAACCTCACATCCTTGTAATTTTAACGTACTCGCATTAGGAAAGTTTGTTGGATTAAAATCTAATAGCGGAGCCAATGTAGGTAAATCTACATTTATATCCGTTAAGAATCTACTATTCATTTGAAACAAAATACCCTCTTTAAATAGAGGTTCTGTCATCGTTCCTGCTAGACTTCTTACTATAGATGTACTTATTCTAAAGCCACCTCTCCATAGTCCATGAAGAGTTAAACTTGGACTACCTCCAAATCTCCCTGTTCCACCCTCTAAGCCTTGTCTGTAATCATAGATGTCTCCTAAATTTGTACAGTTTATATAGTTTATTCTTTGAAATTCGAATGCATTGAATCCCGTATCATCATATAGCTCATATACCTTACTACCTGCCCCATTTACCTCTATGAAATAATCTATTCCTAGTAAGTTACCCGAGCCTAATCCATCTCCTCCTATGCTTGCCGATACAAACATTGTATAGTTATCCTCGCTAGATGTAATCCCACTCAAATCGAATGAATAACCTCTTATAGTCATCCCCGTATTAGGGACTGTTATTTGAGTTGTACCCATGTCAATTATTCCATCCAAGAAATATTCCTTAGTTGAGTCTATTACTCCACCTAGAGTAGTAGCTACATTTTCTTGGTTTACAATTATTTCATTTTCTCTAATTAATACAGGGTCTACAGGATCTGGAGGATCTACTATTGTTGTTCCATTGACTTTTGATGGTTTACCACTTGACTTATAGATATACATATTACCACTATCTATAGCAGTAAAAGAAGCTCCTGGTGTAAGCCTTGAAGCCAACTCTCTTTCGAGACCAAAATATTGATTATCTGTTTTCTTTATACCCATTATAAACTATAGTCTAAAACTTCTATTGTTGTTTTCCAATTAATAACTATCCCTGCTGAACCATTTACAGATATAAACACATCATTGGATACACCTCCTATACTTGAAACTGCATCTACTGGAAAGTCACTATTCTCTATTGAATCAGCAACCCCTACTATCTCTACTAAATTGAGATATACTCTCACTGTCATGTTAATTATATTGGAATATGCAAGAGTACCATCATTTGATACTCCCAACACTGTACCTTTTACTAAGTACACACCTTCTAATCCAAGCTTTATTGCTGCTCCAACCTGAGTTGTATCACTTGTTGTTTGGAGAGTAGTTATTTCTTTATCACCAGGGTCACCAGTATCAATAGGTGGAATTGTTGTAGCTACTTTTATAGCTCTTTGATCATCACCATATATATAAAGCTTTTTAGCATCTACAGCAATATACTGTGATCCTTTAGGTAATATTAATGGGAGATCTCTATCTAATCCAAAATATTGGTTCTCTGTCTGTTTCATTATTATAATTTAATTATTATTTATCGTTAAGACATAACTATCCCCTTGAGATTGGGGACAATGTTGTTACCAACTTGCTATTTTAACCTAATACTTCCACTTACTGTACGTCAGAATTTCTTCTTACACCCTCGATGGTACAGATCCTACTGCGTTAATCCATCCTAAGTTTTATAATTAGGCACTTTACTTGGCTACCGGGGACAATCTTACTACTATATGTAGTTACCAACCCGATGTCTATCCTCTTTTTGGTTACCTATGAGGAGATACAGAATGTTCTGTGCCAATAAGATACAAATATAGGGAGAATAATATTAACTACCAATCTCCCTATATAGCTATAATGTAATTTTACTACTATACCTTCTCAAGTACTTCAGGACTTGGTCCCACTCCTTCTGTTTTTGCTTGAGGGTTTAATACTTTAGCTAATGCTTCAAGAGCTTTAGAGATGTCTTGTGTCTCCATTAAGTTAAATGCACCTGTAGTTGTTGCTTTGTTTAGCATTCCTGCTAATAAATTTAATTCATTCATTTCACTTCTTATTTAAAACTATTTATAAAATTAATTGAGGTATCAATTTCCTCTTGAGATATTTTCTTCTTATTCAATAAGAATGCCACTCTGTTTTTGACATATGTTCTCTGACTAGATGACAGACTACTCTGCTTTGCATGTATCATGGCATTGTTTTCCAGAAGAATAGGAAATGACATATTTAATATCCTAGCCTTAGAGGGTGCAATCTTAATAGACTGTCTTTCTTCCGGTTTAACTTCTTGAGACTCTATTGCTTTTCTAAGTCCTGCAAGTTGTTTGTCCTCTATTCTTTGTGCTTTCTTATCCATTTTATAATGTAACTGAATAGATTTCTCTAATAACTGTAGTCTCTGGATCAAAGTCTCCACCCTTCAATGCTTTTACTACTAATAGTTCAAGACTAACTCCTGGTTTTTGATTAACCCATAACTCTTCTATAAGGTGTGAGTCTATCACTTCATTACATTCACCTCTCTCTACTGCAAACACAGCTACTTTTACTTGTCTCATACTATTGTTTGTTACGGTTAATGTGGTCCCACAATTACCAAAATTATTACTTGGATAGCCAAAATTAGTATTTATATACATATTACTGGTACTTCCTGAATTACCTAAACCTGTTGTGGTTAGGGAAAAATTATTATTATTATCCATTACATTAATTTATCTAGTGAGTGTAACATTGCAGATCCTAATTGCCAATCTACTTTCTTCATCTGTCTATAGATGTAAACTGACATAGCTTTAGTAGTTTCAGTTTCCTTCTTTGTGGAGTCTATACCTAGATTAGTATATAAAAAACAATCTATCTCAAAAAGCTTATCAACCTTTCTTTTCTTACTCCAAGTCTTATAGTTGATTACCTTATCAACTTCTATCTTAGTCTCTTCCATGGTGTAAAGATATAAAAACGTATTACATGAAAAAAATATTTTTTGAATTTTATTTACAAGATTGAGTGATAATTAGCTTAACACCCCACCTCTATTGGACGGAAGGGTAGTACCCCGACGCATCTAAATTAAACATTACAGAAAATGGCAATAGCTAAATTTCATTCAATTAGAGGAGAAAAAGGAACAACAGCATTAATCATGCTTAAACTGAACCCATTTGCATTTGGTGCTCATCCAGTGTATGTACCAGCCGATGTAGTTGCACAAATTGCGGGGGTTGAAGAGGCAAGTCTTATCCCTGAAGGTTTTGACTTTAACATCGACGATAAGTATTGCACTATTGTGGACTTTGAGGTTGAGGGTGAGGTTCGTAGAACTACCAAGGAGAATGGCTCTGTCAAGCTTAAAACATTGGCAATCTAAATCTATTTCCCCTTCGGGGGATTTAGCTTTTATATACAGTGGCTTGGTATTTTTGCCAAGCTTTGCTATACAGAAGCCTTGTAATCAGCAAGAACTTGATACTAAAGAGGTTAAATGGATGATTTGAGGGTAGTTATGCTCTGTATTATTCATAAACACCTCTTTTCATCACTTTTCCCTTTCTTATACAAATCAAATCATACATTATTAATAGCTAAATCATAATCAATGGCACAGATAATAAAATTCGTATTTAAGCATGATGGTGTGCTTAAATTTAAAGTAGAAGATGTACACTATTTTGAAGCAAGAGAAGCATATGTAGACTTTGCATTAAATAGTCATAAAGAAATAATTGAACTTGAAGAGTTTCAATATGCTAGACCTGGATCTTATAGAATACCTCTATTTAATCTTAAATTTTCAGGTTTACAATTTAACTAAGTAATATAATATTCTGATGATAACCTAACCATATAGGTGGAGATAGTATAGTGGAGTGAAGCTCTCTATCATCAGAATAATTATATATGTTTAACT